ACAGCAGTTAGCTCAGCACAGGAAATCATTCCTGCGTAGCTCAGTTGGCAGAGCATCCGACTGTTAATCGGACGGTCGCTGGTTCAAGCCCAGCCGCAGGAGCTTACGCCTTCAGCCCTACTGTTAAAAGGGCTGAAGGCATTTCGGACGGTGGCGTTCGAGGGGTGCCCGCAATGGCGTTCTCTCCCATTCTCAGACAAACTTGAAGCGTGATGCTTGAAAACACCTTCCAGAACGTTTTTCGGCGTGTCCCCGTAGTGTGTTGCGGCGGGGCTGCCGATAGGCCGTCGGAAACGCCGCGGAACATGTTTCAACGGTTGTAGCCGGTTAACTTAATTTCCTCTGAATCTTTCGCTGAATCTCCGAACCCATCTCTGAATTCAGAGAAGCATCACGGAATTTCAGAGATCCATACCATGTAAAAAGAATGTTAAAACATGTAGTACATGTATATGTGTAATCGTAATTACACCGAAAACATGGTTTTGATTGTATTCAATTTCACGCGGTATGCAATTTGACTTTTGCGCAGAAGTGCAATTAGAATCATGGATGAAAAAAAAAAGAAAACCCCCGATGGCTGGACTAGAGCCACCGGGGGAAACGGGAAACCGGAAGATTCTCCATACACCACCATAAGGCAAGGCATGGAGGGAAAGACGATGGAAGGCATGGGATACCAGAACACGCAAGCCGTCTATGATCTCAACAGGGCCGGGCGACTGGCGAAGAAGCGCGGAGACAACCTCAGCTGCTACACGACGGCTCAACTGGCTCTCGGCTACATGGCGATCAACACCTACGACTGGGGTAGGGCCCGCAACCAGCCGCCGGAGAAGCTGCGCAAGATCAATGTCCCATGCCGCTACTACGCGCTCGGCTGGCGTGCCATCGCAGACGCATACGGCATGGTTCTGCTCACCCCAGAACAGGCCATGAGCGCTGACGCGGACAAAATCATGAGAAAGCGAGAAGAGACAGCCAAGACGAACATCAGCAATGCGTGGCTGTTTCTTCAGGGGCGTGGCGTCATCAAGAAGCTGGAACCCGCGTCGCTGGGCAAGAACGCCGGCTTCCTGCTCCTGCTTGGCGACGACGAGGAGAACCGTGCCGTGGAACGGTGGGCGCGCCAATGCCTCGGACTGCCCATGAGCCGGTGAGCCGCACGCGCCGAAACGCAAAAAGCCCCTCCCCCAGCATTGCCGGGAGAGGGGCAGAATTCTTTCATTTTCCTAACATGTGAAAGGATAGGTGTAAGAATAAATCCTTACACATGTTAGGACTCTGAAACGTTGCACTTGTCTTTACCGCAACGCTTAGTTTTTGCGGAGCGGGTTGTAGGCGACGCCCAGACCGGATGCGAGTAAGCCCGCCACAGTCGAGATGTAGCCGCCGATGGCCGCGTCACCAAAGGTCATGAAGCCAAGGCCGACGCAAGAGGCGACCAGACCGAGCACGTAGACCACGGTACGCACCTGCTTAGAGAAGACCGGAGTGTACGCGGTGTCGGGCTGGGTATTGTCCTGCCCGTCCTCACGCTCGTCGGTCAGGTTGTTCACGACGGTTTCGAGGGTGGAATCCTCTACTGCATGTTCTGCCATTGTTTCCTCCTTAGAATCGGTTCTGGTTGAGCGCCGACTGCAAGGCGCGTGCGGTCGCGGGGCCGAAGCTCGCGTCCCGCGCCAGACCGTAATGCGCCTGGATGGCGCGAATGGTGGCCGGGCCGAGCAGTCCGTCAGCACCACAGCCCAGGCGACGCTGCACGGCGCGGATCAGGTCACTGCCGCCCGCGCCGTAGCGGACCACGCTCGAATCGATGGCCGGACGCCAGTAGGTGCGTCCGTCCGGTACGACCTGGCCGCTGATGATGCCATCCACCGTCGTGCCCATGACCTGCTGCCAACGGCGCACGGTCGCGGGGCCGACATTGCCGTCAACGGCCAATGCGCCGGTGGATGCGGTGCCGGTGTTGCCGCCGCCGTAACGGAGGTAGCAGTTCCACGGGTAGTTGTAGTAGGCGCGGATATTGGTTTCGCGGCCCGTCTGGTCTCCGGCCTTCCCGTAGGCGGTGCCGCGCTCCGAGATGCTTGCCTGCGCGAGCCTGCCGCCGCCCAGATACACGGCCACGTGGTGCACGTCGTTCAACAGGATGTCGCCCGGCTGCGGATTGCCGTTCGCGGGCAGGCGAGTCCAGCCACGACGGGTCAGATTGCCGCTCAGATTGCCGGTGTAGGTGGCCGTGCCGGTGTCGAAGCCCGCCTCACGCAAGGCGTGGATGACCAGGCTGGAGCAATCGCAATTACCCGCCGAGGGGTTGAAGTTCCAGCGGTCCGCCTGCGAATAGCCCATGTTCGCGACCGCGCACCAGTAGCGCATGCGGTTGATCAAAGCGCTGACGCTTGCCATGTCTAGTCCTCCAATCCCTCTACGGCCTTGGCCGCGTCCTCCTCGGACACGACCGGAATGCTCTCGGGCGGCAGACTGTCGCCCTGCGGTGTCATATCTGGTGTCATGACGATATCGTCCATGACATCTCCTTCCCGCCCCAAGTCAAGGGGCAATAGAAAAGCCATCCCGGAATGGGATGGCTTTGAAAACCAGTGTGAAAATCAATGCCTGCGCGCACCATGATGGAACACGATGATGAGCGCGAGGAGGATGAGATACGCGCCCAACGCGACGGGGCCGCTCACTGCCGGTCCTCCAAGTATTTTTCTGCGGCGTTGACGATCCAGCATTGCGCGTCCAATTTTTCGAGCTTGGCGAGCTCGTATCGGACGGCCTCCGAATGGTCGTGTGACTGGTCGCCGTAGATCAGGCTGATGATCGTGTTTTTGATCGTGTCGCGGCATAGTTCGTCCATGCGGTCGTCGAATTTCTCGGTGCGTTTGCCTAGCATTCTGGTTTTGGCGAAATGCTGCGAGAGCGGCGAATCGTATGGCAGGCGTTCGGGCCGCACGTGCGCGTACAGGCCGGTCGCCAGCGCGTCCAAAGCGCCCGGCCAGAGCTTGAGGCCGAGGGTGATGAGGGCGCACGCGCCGCCCACACCGCCGAAACCGGCTAGGAAATTTTGCAGCACATTACATCTCCTTAATGGAAAGCCGCCACGTAGGGCGGCTGTGTTTTGGTTAATACGGGTGGTCGGTGGCGGCGAACACCAAAGGCAGGCCGATTTCGTTGAGCATGACCGGCAGTTCGCCGTCCGCGTATCCGCAGACGCGCGTAACCACGATCGGGCTTTCCGCCTGCGTGACCGGCATGGTAACGCCGTCATTGACGTTCTGCCAGACGCTGCCGTCCTGTCTCTGCCAGCAGACGCACTTGCAACCGTCCGGCTGCTGGGGCGGGTACAGCCAGCCGGTGCCGCTGCCGGTGACCGTCACCTTCCAGCCGTCCGCCGTCTTCTCGCCGGTGCTCGTGTTGCCGTCCGGCACCCACGGCACGTTCGCCGGATAATCCTTCAAGGTCGGCGGATTGTAGAGATTCCTGATTCTCATCGGCGGTCACCCGCCTCAAGGCTAGTACGGCGCGGTCTGCGCAGTGAAGAAGCCCGGAAGCCCCCCCCCCGAAGCGAGAGCGTGAGAGTCGGCCCGCTCGACAATAAAGTCCGTGGCCCTACATTTGTGGACGGCAAAAAGGCATCGTGCTGAGTCGGACTGAAGGTCAATCCGCATCACGTTGGCGCCGATGGCACCATTCCCTGTCCCTACTTGCATATGATTTGCCCAGAACGTGACTTTCACGTCTTCGGCTCCGACGTGCGTGACATCGCATGAGGCGACGTATTGTCCCGGCCGCAAAGACATGAAACTCCCGTTCGCGTAGTAATCCGTGATGCTCTCCGCATCAAGTGTCTCAGTGGGTTTTGGATGCAGATTCGTCCGTCTCATCACAATTCCTTTCCGGTCAATAGCTTCCAGTCATCCCATTCCTTGCGCCACACCTCTCGGATGCGGTCGATGAGGAAGCACATGACGTTAGCGTCAGTGCCGACAGCGCCCGTGTAATACTTGAGGCCGTTGTGGAGTTTTTCGGTGCGGCACCACAGGCTGCCGACCGGAGCCGTCGAAGGCCGGTCGGGCTGCACGAGAATCTGCTTGGCGCCCAACGTCTTGCCGCCTTCGGCAATCGACACGTGACACGGGTTGAACGCATCCTGCTTGAGCACGGTAAGGAAATTCGACATGTCGGAAACGAAGCTCACCGTGCCGGCATTGATGCCCGCCACGGTGGTGTCCGCCGTGGAAAGCGTCAAAGCGGCGTCTTCGATGTGCCCGTCGGCGAAGACCTTCTGGGCGGCCACCTTGACCTCCGGATGGTCGGCATAGAGCGCCTGAACCGTGAAATCGACCGGTTTGAGCCACACGTCCACGAGTGTTTCGGCGGCTGGCGTCCATACATTCACGCCATCGTAAAGCGCGTTCATCGCCATCGGCTCGCCACCGATCATGGTGTACGGTTGGCCGACTTTCGCGCCGTTGAGCAGTACGGCCATTTGTCATGCCTCCTGAGAACCGTCGGCTGCGGCATCCGTGGTGTCGGCCTTTTCCGTGGCGTCGGGCGTGGATTCGCCCGGCGTCTCGGCCTTGTCCTCGACGGTCGCATCCGAAGCCTTGTCCCGCACGCTCTTGACCGCCTCGTCGATCGCCGTCAGGGCCTCGCTGGCATGGGATTCCACGGCCGTCTTCGACTTGCTGATGCTGTCGGCCACCGCCGTCACCTGCGCGGTTGCGGCCTGTGAGGCGTCGGACGCGGCCTGAGCGGCATTCGCGGCCTGAGCGGCCACGGCGCTCTGAGCCTCCACCACGGCACGCGCATCGGTCAAGTCCTCCAGGATCTGAGAGGCGACAGTCTTGACCCTGCCCTCCGGATAAAACACCATCTGACCCGGATTCGCCGTCGACATGGCCTGCGCCTCGGACAGGGACGAAGCAAGCAGATACGTCAGCGCCGTACCGGAATTGGGTGCCGGGGCCAGAGTACTCGCGTCCACATCGACCAGATCGGCGAACGCCACGGGCGTGCTCGAATTCGGTACCTGCACGCATCGGACGAAACGCCAGGCGTCCGGCGATTCGCCTACCGTCACCTCGTAGGCGAACGTGTTGTCAGTCGGCGTAACATCAATGGTGGCAGTGCCGGTTTCCGACAGTCGCACGTCGAAAGAGTCGCGCACGACGATGCGCTTGCCGACCTTGAACCGGCCGGTCGGCACCACATGCACCAGTTCGCCGGCCAAGACCGCGATGCCATCGGCGCTTGGATGGCCGAAATCGAAATTAATCTGAGTCAAAACATCCTCCTAGAAAACAGGGATATGGGACAATGGGAAAACCCACACACACGCCCGCCCAACGGCAACGCGACGATGTGTGGGATTATTCGACGGAATTGGAAAGGAACCAATGCTTTTCGACACATTCGCAGCCACCGTTTGGAAACCCTCATGCGCGAAACTCCGAGAATGCACCAAAGTAGGCTACGAAAGCGCCCTGAATTGCCATATCCTCCCGCAATGGAGCGGAAGGGACATGGACTCGATCAGCGTGGCGGACATCGAATCATGGTTGGACTCCTTCGACAAGCCGGGAGCGGCACGCAAAGCTTACGCGGTGTTCCGCGCGATACTGCGACTCGCGTTCAAACGCGGTTTTGCCGACAACGACGTGACCAGACGCGAGATACGCCTGCCACGTCTACGGCACTACGAGCCGCAAGTACTGTCCGCGTCGGAAGTACGCAGACTGTTGAAAGGCTTCTACGGGCATCCATTGGAAGCATGGCTATTGGTGTCCGTGTGCGCTGGATTGCGCCGCTGCGAGTCGGTCGGCCTGGAATGGGCCGACTTGGATTTGCGTCGCGGCACCGTCACGGTGAAAAGGTCGGTGCAGTGGGTGGCGGGCCATGAGACCGTGACCGAACCGAAGACCGATCTGAGCCGACGTACCGTCGCATTGCCACGGTTCGCGGTCAAACGATTGGCGGAACTACGCCACGGCACGAAGACCGGCCGTCTGGTCGGCGGCCTGAACGCGAACCAAGTGGCGAACCACTACCGCAGTTGGTGCAAGCGCGTGAAACTGCCCTGCGTGCCTCCGCGCAACCTACGCCACACGTTCGGCACGTTGGCGATCAAGGCCGGAACCGACATCAGCGTGGTCGCGCGACAGCTCGGACACTCCGACATCCAAACCACCGCACGGTATTACCTCAAGCCCGATCTGAGCGTCCTCAAGGACATGCAGAAAGCATGGCAGAAACTCATACTGACCTGCTGATAGCATTCCGTAACCCTTGAACGGCAGCCTTTCCCGTTTTTTGGCAA